GAGGTTGGAGGCACTGTAGGCCACCACGACCGGGCGCCCGCTCACCTCGTGGACGGTGGCGCCGGTGGCGTAGCCCTCGACGATGTACGTCACGCCCTCGGGATCCATCTCCCCGATCAGGGTGAAGCACCCGCCCGTCTGCCCGCCGGGGTGGTAGAGCTTGCCGCCGGTGGCGTCGATATATTGGAGCGACGCGAGCTCGTCCTCTGGCGAGTAGAGCGGAGCCACAAGGCGCCCGTCGCCGGTGACGCGGAGATCGTGGGGCTTGATCCCCTTGCGCACCAGGTAGGGGTGATCTGCCGGCGCTGGCGCCACGTCCTCCCAGATGCGGGACACCACGTCGCTCGCCACCTCATGGCGTGCTTCCGCCTCGGCGTCGCGCTGGGCCTTCACCTCGGCCATGCGGCGCGCGTGCTCCACCTCTTCCGCAGCAGACAGCCGGCGCCCGATGTCCGCCCGCCACGTCTCGTCGAGGCCGGTACGCCAGTCGCCGAAGCGCCCGGCGGGGACGCCGTCGGCGTAGGCGATGTACCAGCCCGACTTTTCCTTGCCGGCGGACGCTTTGAACCGGTGGATCTTGCCGTCGAGGACGACCGACGCCGGAGGATCGATGCCCGCCACCTCCATGGCGCGGATCAGCTGTTCCTCTGGTGTGCCGGGGTCTTGTGGGATGAAGGCGCCACCGAAGTAGCGGGTGAGATCAGCCACGGAGCACCCCCTTCAAGTAGCCCTCGAGGAGCACCAACGTCGACGGGTGGGCCTCCGCTTCGCCCTTCAGGAAGCGGTAGATGGTCCCCCGCGACAGCCCGGTGGCCTTCGCCACGTCCTTGATCTTGATTCCCCGGTCCGCCATCGCGGCCCTGATCTGCTCTGCTGACATCGTGCCTCCGTTCGTGCTTGACTGTTCCATATGGTGCCTGTAGTGTCCATATGCAACGGCGCAACCCGATCACCGGACCGCGCCACAACGGAGGGCCGCATGGCCATTTCACTACGCCGCACGGGCAGCCTGTCTGCCCCGTTCGTCAAAGTCCTGATCCCGGGTGAGTCCGGCGCAGGCAAGACCCGGGCGCTTGCCCACCTCGACGACATCGTGATCCTGTCTGCCGAGGAGGGGCTTCTCTCCATTCGACAGGCGGACAAGCCCTACATCCAGATCAACGGCATCGACGATCTCTACGAGGCGTATGCGTGGCTGACGGAGTCCGCCGAGGCTCGCCAGTTCAACGCGGTGGGGATCGACTCGCTGTCCGAGATCGCCGAGGTGGTGCTGGCCGACGAGCGCAAGCCGGGCACCAAGGGCGCCAAGGATCCGCGCGCGGCCTACGGCGAGATGCAGGACAAGATGGCCGGCGTCATCCGCGCCTTCCGTGACCTGCCGAACCGCCACGTCGTCATGACGGCGAAGATCGAGAAGGGCGCCACGGAGATGGGCGAGGTCCGCTACGTCGCCAGCATGCCGGGCAAGAAGCTGACCGCCGACCTGCCCTACTTCTTCGACGAGGTGGTGGTGGTCCGCGTCCACCGCACCGGCGAGACGGTGGAACGCGTCTTCCAGTGCCACGACGATGGCGTCTGGCATGCCAAGGACCGGTCTGGCCGCCTCGACATGTGGGAGCCGTACGACCTGAAGGCGCTGATCGGGAAGATCGGGGGTGCGCCGTGATCGACCTACTCACCGCCTGGATGGAAGCCAAGGAGGCGGAGCGCGCAGCGCAGGAACGCCGGCGCGACCTCGAGGACCAGATCGCCGCCGCCCTCAAGGTGCCCGCCGACCTCGATGGCACGATGCGGCGCGACTTCGACGACGTCGAGGTCAAGATCGTGGGGCGCATCGATCGCAAGGTCGACACCGACGCCCTGCAAGACCTCGCCCGCGAGGCTGGGCTGACCGACCACCTGTCGGCCCTCTTTCGATGGAAGGCCGAGATCAACGCGAAGGCGTGGGACCGCGCCGACGAGAGCATCACCAAGCCCCTGACCGGGGCGATCACCACGAAGCCGGGCCGTCCCAGCTTCAGCATCACGAAGAAGGAGCAGTGAGACATGGCCAAGCTTGACACCGCATACGTCGCCGACGATCTCCCGAAGGGCGATCGCGACTTCTCCCCGATCCCCGCCGGCTGGTACGCCGGCACCATCTCGCAGGCCGAGGTGAAGCAGACCAACGCCAAGACCGGCAGCTACATCAAGCTGCGGATCGACGTGACCGGTCCGTCGCACCAGGGTCGGGTGCTGTTCTCCAACATCAACCTGCGCAACCCGAACCCGAAGGCCGAGGAGATCGGGCAGCAGCAGCTCGGTGAGTTGATGCGCGCCGTCGGCCTGCCCCGCCTCGAGGACACGGATCAGCTGATCGGGCGCCCTGTCTCGGTCAAGGTCGTCATCAAGGAGTCAGCCGAGTTCGGCACACAGAACGAGGTGAAGGGCTACAAGGCGATCGGTGGCGGCGCGCCGTCGGCTCCGTCGTCAGTTCCGGCTGGTGGCAAGACGCCGCCTTGGGGGAAGAAGTGAGCGGGCCGTCTCTGGAAACCGAAGCCGAGGCGCTGGAACGGCGCAAGGTGGAGGCTCTTGAGAAGATCGCCGAGGCGCTGGCCAAGATCACCAGCGCCATTCACGAGGACGAGTTTTCGGGCAGGGCCTACATCCGAGTCCTCGACCGCTGACAGCCAAACGGGGGCGCCCTTGGCCCCCTTTTTTCTGGTGACCCATGGCCCCCATCCCTCCCCCGCGCAGCCTCACCGCCGAGGCGATCGACCGCTACCACGAGGCCCGCCAGGAGCCCCCGCGCCCCCACATGGGGTGCAGCGAGCTGGGCCACGAGTGCGACCGGTGGCTCTGGCTCAAGTTCCGGTGGGCCGTCATCGAGCCCTTCAGCGGGCGCATGCTGCGGCTGTTCCGCCGTGGCCACCGTGAGGAGCCCACGATTCTCGGCGACCTCCGGGCGATCGGGTGCGTCATCGACGAGGGTGAGCAGCAGCGCGTGGACTTTGGGTGCCATGTGTCCGGCTCCGTCGACGCCGTGATCCGGTCTGGCGTGCCCGAGGCGCCGAAGAAGGCCCATGTCGCCGAGTTCAAGACGCACAGCGCCAAGTCGTTTGACGACCTCGAGAAGCACGGCGTGGAAAAGTCCAAGCCGCGCCACTTCATTCAGATGCAATGCTACATGCACGGCCTCGGCATCGACCGGGCGCTCTACCTCGCCGTGTGCAAGGACGACGACCGCATCTACACGGAGCGGGTGCGCTACGACCGCGACGTCGCCGAGAAGGCGATCGCGCGCGGCAAGCGGCTGGCCATTGTCGACGAGATCCCGCCGCCGCTGTCGCATGACCCGTCGTGGTGGAAGTGCAAGATGTGCCCCGGGCACTCGTTCTGCCACTCACCGGCGACCCGCGACGTACCCCGCTCCTGCCGGACGTGCGCGCACAGCACGGCGAAGGAGGATGGCACCTGGCGGTGTGAGCGCCACGACTACGAGCCGATCCCCGTCGCCAACCAGCGGATGGGCTGCACCGACTACGAGACGCACGACCACATGGTGAAGCCGTGAAGATCAGGGACTACCAGCGCCGCGCCATCGACGAGGTCATGGCGTGGATGGCGCAGAACGAAGGGCACCCGTGCCTCGTCCTTCCGACGGGCGCCGGGAAGTCGGTGGTCGTCGCCACCATGTGCAAGGAGGCACTGACGGAGTGGCCCGAGACGCGGATCTTGATGCTGTCCCACGTCAAGGAGATCATCGAGCAGAACGCCGAGCGCATGCGCGCCGTGTGGCCGGCTGCGCCGATGGGTATCTATCACGCTGGCATGCGTCGGCGTGACCTCGGGGAGCCGATCACGTTTGCCGGCATCCAGTCGATCCGCAACCGTGCCGCCGACGTCGGGCACGTCGATCTGTGCATCATCGACGAGTGCCACCTGGTCAACCACGACGACGAGGGCAGCTACCGGCGATTTATCGGCGAGCTGGCCCAGATCAACCCGTGCATGCGCGTGATCGGGTTGACCGCGACTCCTTACAGATTGGGCCACGGCTACATCACCGACAAGCCGGCGCTGTTTGATGGCCTCGTGGAGCCGGTGAGCATCGAGGAACTGCTGGCCCGCGACTTCCTGTCGCCGCTGCGGTGCAAGGCAACCCAGAAGCGTTTTGACACGAGCGCCATCCACAAGCGTGGCGGCGAGTTCATCGAGTCCGAGCTTCAGGACCTCGTCGACACCAGCGAGCAAAACGCCGTCGTCGCCGACGAGATTGTGGCCAACGCGACGGGCCGCAAGTCGTGGCTGGTGTTCTGCACCGGTGTTCGCCACGCCGAGCACATGCGAGACGCACTGCGCGCTCGTGGTGTCGTCACGGAGTGCATCACCGGCGACACGCCGAAGGGTGATCGAGAGCAGATCATCGCCGACTTCAAGGCCGGCAAGATCACGGCGATCACAAACGCCAACGTGCTGACGACGGGGTTTGACGCCCCATGCGTCGACCTGATCGCGTTCTGCCGTCCGACGATGTCGGTCGCCCTCTACATGCAGATGTCCGGACGCGGGCTGCGCAAGGCGCCGGGCAAGACCGATTGCCTCGTCCTGGACTTCGCCGGCCTCGTTTCGCAACACGGCGTCATCACGGCGCCGAGGGTGAAGGGTCCGGGCGGGTCCGGTGAGCAGCCGGTCAAGGTGTGCCCCGGTCTTGTGGGGGACCGCGAGTGCGCCGAGCTCGTGCCCATCCACGTCATGGTGTGCCCGGCCTGCGGGCACCAGTTCCCGGTGAAGGAGAAGGGCGGACAGGCCGAGCGCCCGCAGCTCGTCGACACCGACATGGTGTTTGGCATCAACCCTGACGACGTCCAGACGCTCGAGGTCACGGAGTGGTCGTGGCGCAAGGTGGTGAGCAAGTCCGGCAAGGACATGCTGACGGTGACCTACTATGGCTGTCTCAGCGACAAGCCGGTGACCGAGTATTTGACGGTGCTCCATGACGGCTACGCCGGGCGCAAGGCGTGGACGACGGTGACGAAGATGGCGCAGGAGGTGGCTGGCCACCTGCCGCCGGACCTGATCGCCAACGCTGACCTTGACGCCGTGTGTGCGGCGTTCAACGCGGCCCCGCATCCTGCGGAGATCCGCTACACGACAGAAGGCAAGTTCCACACGATCACGAGGAGAACATGGACCGACCAAAAGTCTTGAAGCAATGGGACGACGAGTGCACGTCGTTGCGCGAGCGGATGCCGAGGGTGTGTTTCAACTGCTTCCACATGGACCACCACACCGGCGTGTGCGGCGTGCATGGCGAGGTGCCCCCCGCCGACTTCGCCGAAACCCCCAACGCCTGCCCCGACTGGAAGGATGAGGTGCCGTTTTGAAGACCGAGCATGAAGAGCAACGCGAGTTCGTCCAGTGGATGCGCCAGACGCACCCAGACGTGTGGCTGTACGCGATCCCCAACGGTGGCCACCGTGGAGCCAGCCAGGGCGCCCGGCTCAAAGCAGAGGGCGTTACGCGCGGCGTGCCGGACCTCCATGTCCCGGCCCTCCGGCTGTGGATCGAGTTCAAGCGGTCCGACGGTGGCGTCGTGTCGCCGGACCAGCGCCGGTGGCATGAGTACCTGCGCGGGATCGGTGATCGGGTGATCGTGGCGCGCGGGAAGGAAGAGGCGATCAAGGCGATCACTGATCTGCTCTAACCACCGCATCCAAAAGCCACGCCACAAGAATCGCACGCATGTGCTTGACACCTGCGCTACTGGTGTGTACGCTGTGGATGTGGCCGGCAGGGGTGCCGGTCCGAAACGAGGAGAGACACCATGACCAACGTTATCCGCACCTTCGCCAGCAAGCCCTACGTCGTCGTCGACCGTGAGAAACGCTCGGTCATCGGTAGCAGCGGCAACCTCGCCCACGCCCGCGCTCTTGGCGCTAGCGTCGTCGGCGAGAACGGCTACGCCATCGTCGACCTCTCCGACGTCGCCGGCTTCGAGGCTGCCGCGCTGAACGCTGGCGACATCAAGGGCGCCAAGGTCGCCGCCACCGCCCTCCGCAGCAAGGGTGGCAAGAGCCGCCGTCAGGTCGCCGAGTGGATCCTCGCTGGCGCTGTCGACTGACCCCACTCCCGACAACCAACCCAGCACAGCCGGTCTAGAGCCCGGCTTGTGCCGTCAGGAGAGACACCATGAACGACGACATCCCCAAGGGCGCCGACCACTACTGGGAATCCGCCATCGACCCCGTCGACCACCGCGACGACCCGCCGGACGACGACCACGAAATCACCGACGAGCGCGCCGAACAGTGGGCGCGGGAGTGCGGGGAGGACAGCTTGCCACTCGAGGAGGCCCTCGCTGCCCTCGCTGAAATCTACGGGGTGCCGGTGTGAAGCCGCTGTCCCCCACCGTCCGCCGCGCCATCGTGCGCGAAGCCCGTCGCCGTCGTCTGCCCGTGTGGGCGTTCCTTCTTTCGCTGGAGTTTCACCATGCCCGTTGATTTCGACCGCCACCTCCCCGACCCCGGCTACGACGACTCGCCCACCGACGACGATCTCGCGCAGGCCGCCGACAACGTCGACGTCGTCGAATGGGTCGTGTCCCTCGCCAACACCGGCGACGACAACGCGGCCCTGCTGGCGTGGGCACAGGACCGCTACCGCGAGGTGCTCGCGGCGGTGGAGCGCCACAGAGAGGCGGTGGCCCGTGAGCAGTCTCACTGACGTGATCGCTGCGATGGAAGACGTGCAGCGCCGAATGGCGGCGTTGCGGAGGAAGCCATGAGCCGCGCACTGCATGGGCGTCTTGCCCTCGCATTCTGGTACGGGCGCTGTGCCGCGTCCGTCACCGGCCCCTTGTCTGCCAGCCTCGCCGACGACGCCGTCCGCGAGCTGTGTATTGCCATGCACTGGAGCACCCGATGACCCACAAGAAGGCCCCCGCCCCCCGCATCTGCCTGAACATCGACCTCAAGCCCGCCGAGCGTGCTGCCCTCGACGAGGCCGCCGCCCTCGTCACGGACGAGCGTGGCCGGCCCATGCGCGTGAGCACCTGGGCCCGCCGCGTGCTGCTGGCTGCCGCGAGGGGGGAGCGGTGATGGAACGACCCATCCTCATGTCCGGCCCGCTCGTTGTGGCCACGCTCGCAGGCCGCAAGGTCGAGACGCGGCGCCCGGCGAAGGACCGCGACCGTCTCGCGGGACGGTGCCCCTTCGGCGTCGCCGGTGACCGCCTGTGGGTGCGGGAGACGTGGGCTCCCTTCCACGTCGGCCAGAAACACGCCACCGCGTGCCCGGTCGAAGACGTCGATGACGCGGACGCGGCCCGCTACATGGCCGACGGTCGCGTCTGGATGTGCGAGTCGGGCGGCGCCTTCGCCCCGGCTGATGACGGCGGGTGGGTCTACGCCGAACACCGCTGGCGCCCCTCCATCCACATGCCCCGGTGGGCGTCGCGCCTCACCCTCGACATCGTGGAGGTCCGCTGCGAGCGGCTGCACGACGTTGATGGGGAAGGCGCGGTGCGGGAGGGGTTCGAGGCCTCCTATAGCTGGGCTGGCGTCACCGTCATGGTCGAGGACGGCGGCACGTTCTGGCAGGGCGAACTCAACCCGGCCCCTGTTCCGAAGGTCGGCGACCTCGTCGCCGGCATGCGCGTTGTCCACGTCCAGCCGACGCCGCGCAAGGTGTCGACGACGGCCCGCGAGTTCTTCGCCATGGCGTGGCGCAGCATCTACGGCGCCGACTCGTGGGACGCGAACCCGTGGGTGTGGGTCGTGCGCTGGAAGCCGGTGACCCCATGATCGCCCGCATCCGCCGGTGGCTGGACTCGTGGTTTGCCGTCGAGGTCGACGACGTCGTAATCGTGCCCGTCGAGAAGTGGCACTTGATCATCGACGAACGCAATCAACTGCGCGCCGAGGTCGAGAGGCTGCGGCGCCTTGTGAGGGAGGGTGTGTGATCGATCTTCGACTCGGCGATTGCCTCGACGTGCTGCGCACCCTCGCCAGCGACAGCGTGGACAGCATCGTGACCGACCCGCCCTATGGGCTCTCATTCATGGGGAAGCGGTGGGACTATGACGTGCCCAGCGTCGAAGTGTGGGCGGAATGCCTGCGCGTGCTCAAGCCGGGTGGGCACTTGCTGGCGTTTGCCGGCACCCGCACCCAGCACCGCATGGCCGTGCGCATCGAGGACGCCGGCTTCGAGATTCGCGACCTGATTGCCTGGGTGTATGGCTCCGGCTTCCCCAAGTCTCTGGATGTGAGCAAGGCGATTGATAAGGCGGCTGGGGTGGAGCGGGATCGCGTGCCTGGTCCCAAGTCAGGCGGGATGGCCTCGCTGAACAAAGGAAACGCTGCGCACGGATACCGTGATGCTGCCTATTACGACGACGGCAACATGATGCTTTCGCCTGATCCCGCCACCGATGCCGCCCGTCAATGGGCCGGCTGGGGCACGGCGCTGAAACCGGCGCTGGAGCCGATCACCGTCGCGCGCAAGCCATTGATCGGCACCGTCGCCGCCAACGTGCTGGCGTGGGGCACGGGTGCGCTCAATGTGGATGGGTGTCGGGTGGGGACGGAAAAACGTGTCCCCGCGTCATGCCGACAGGGTCGAGACAGCGGAAGCATGAGCGGCCACATGGGCGCCGACTCACTTGATAACTCAGGCATGAACCCCAACATCGGCCGCTGGCCCGCCAACCTGATCCACGACGGCAGCGACGAGGTGGTGGGGTTGTTTCCGGAAGACAACTCCGGCTCCGCCGCTCGCTTCTTCTACTGCGCCAAGGCCAGCAAGGCCGACCGCGACGAGGGATGCGAGGCCCTCCCGATGCGCACCGCTGGCGAGATGACCGATCGCGAGGAGGGCGCCGACGGCCTCAACAGTCCGCGCGCCGGTGCTGGCCGTGGTGAGGGCGCCCGCAACTTCCACCCGACGGTGAAGCCGACCGACCTCATGCGCTACCTATGCCGGCTTGTGACGCAACCAGGGGGCACCGTGCTCGATCCGTTCATGGGCAGCGGCTCGACGGGGAAGGGCGCCATGGCTGAGGGCTTCAGGTTCATTGGGATCGAGCGAGACCCGGACTACTTCAAGATCGCCGAGGCGCGCGTGGCGTCAGGCATCCCGCGCCAACCGGAGTTGTTCTGATGCCCGGCGACCTGATCTTGCTTGCAGCCTGTGGCGCGGTCGCGCTACTGCTTGGCACGCTGTACGTCGGATGGGACCGACGACGAGAACTGGGCCGACAGCACCGTGCGCTGCGGTCTTTTTATGAGAGGGAGTGAGTGATGCAGAAGATGACCACGACCGTGCGCCTCGATGGTGCTGGCTATGCAGAGCAGTACCCCGAGGACGTGAGGAAGATTCGCGAGGCGCTTGCCCGCGCCGGCTACGCTGTGAGTGACGAGGACGCGGCGATCGCCTACCACAACTGGGGCGAGGATGAGTTCTGCGCCGGGTGGCACAACCTCGGGTGGAACGACAAAGAGTTGGTCGCCGGCTGCCTGCGCTACCTGCGCCCCGCCAGCGAGACCGACACCGACACCCTCCGCGCCCAGCTCGCCGCCGAGAAGGCCCGCGCAGACGCCGCCGAGCGCTCCCGCGACGAGCTGGGCATCCAGCTCGCGGCGTGTCAGGAGCGGCTGCGGTTGGCGATGGCGGTGGTGGATGCGGCGCGGGTCTATCTCGGCGACCCCAGCGTCGAAGCACGGTGGAGGCTGGTCGGCTGCATCGCCGCCCTCGACGCGGTCCCAGGTGACGCGCTGCAACCTGTAAGCGGCGCTTACAGGTCCGACATCGGCACCGCCCTCGACCGCGCCCACGAGGCCAGCGGGGTGGTGACGGGTGCTCCGTTCGACGAGCCGCAGAACGGCGTGAAGGTGACCCCGTGACCCGCAAAGGCCACAAGCTCGACAAGTTCGACGCGCCCGCGCCCGTGCGCAAGCCCACGTCGACGAGCCCGTGGGCCGGCTATCTCCGCTGCGACGAGTGCGGCGTGGATGCCGGCAAGGCGTGCAGGGATATGAATGACCTGCCGGCGCTCGAGGTGTGTGAGGGACGGGTGCTTGTCGGCGAGGAACGAAAGCGCACTGTGAAGCGCGATGGCCCGTCGTCGTCGTACAACGCCCGCTACAAGCGCAAGGTGGGGCAGGTGGGCGAGCCGACCTACGCGCCGTGCATGAACTGCGGCGAGCAGCACATGCTCTTCGGGCGCGCCGTGGCTGTCGGCCATGGGTGGTGTCAGGCGCCGGCCTGCCGCGCGGCTTACAAGAAGCACGCGCGCAAGCTGGGGCGGACGACGTCGGCGTGCGTCGGGTGCGGTGCGCCGTGTCGCTACAAGACGTGCGGCTCGCCGGGGTGCCGACGCAAGTGGAAGGCCCTCACACCGTCAACGGATACCCTCTGACGACGGTGTAGTCCTTCCACACAGAGCCCCACTTGGCCCTGCCCTTCAGCGTGCGCCGGTCAAGTTCCACGATCTTGGCC